AAGAAGCTATTCTAGCAAATCAAACACAATTATTACAAGGCGTAGAAAATTACGCTGATTATAAATATATGTTAGGTATACAACATACTTTAACAGATATGAAAGACCGTGTTCGTACAGAACACAACAAATTATTAAAATCATTAGGAGGAGACAATGAATAAATTACCAACACCTCAAGGTTACAGATTACTTGTAAAACCTAGAGAAATAGAAGTCAAAACAAAAGGTGGCATTATTTTAGCTGATCAAACAAGAGAGGCACAAAAGTTTGCTGTAGTATGTTCTCAAGTTATATCTATGGGTTCAGATTGTTATCAAGATATGGAAAAATCTAAAAGCAAATGGTGCAAAACAGGTGATTGGATTCTTACAGGAAAGTATGTAGGACTTAAATTTATGTATGAAGGTGAAGAATATTCTATTATAAATGATGATGAAGTAGTAGCAACTATACCTGATCCAACAAAAATAGCACCAAAATAAACAAGACCCCTTGTATTATAAGCGTAATAAGTATATTATTACATAAATAGCGATTAACGCGGTTCGCAACCGAGGAGGATTACATGGAAGATGTAAAGAAAGACGAAACTATTGAAGATATCACAGATATCGAAGTAGAATTACCTAATGAAGATGAAGCTGTAGAAGAATCTACACCTAAATCTGAAGAGACAGTTAAAGAAGAAGCTGCTCCAGAAACCCAAGAATCTGCAGAAACTGAAGAAACGGAAGAAGATATAGAAACTTCTCCAGATCTTGAAGCGGATGATGAACAAGAAGATAAACCTCAGAGTAAAACTTATGGTAAAAGAGCTGAAAAAAGAATTAAACGGCTTATAAAACAAAAGAAAGAACTTGAGGAAGCATTAGCTAAAGCTGAGGGAGAACGTCAAGCTTTAACAAAAAATAATGAAGATCTTGTAAGTCGTAGTAAAGATTCCGAAGTCCAGGCTTTAGAAAGTTATGTTGACAAATTAGAAGCACAAGAATCACAAGCATTAGCAGCTTTACGAGTAGCTAAAGAAGCAGGTGATATTGAAGCTGAAATTAAGGCAACAGATATTCTAGCACAATCAAAAGCTGAAACACTTGTTGCAAAACAGTATAAAGCAAGAGCTGAGACACAGGCAAAATCTAGACAAGTTTCTACATCAGATACTAAAACACAACCAGCTAACGTTGAACCAACAGCAGCGCCCGATAGAAGGGCACTAGGTTGGCAAAAGCGAAATCAATGGTTTGGTGGTGGTACTAGATCTGACAAGGTGATGACCCAAGCTGCTATGATGATTCATAATGAATTACTAGAAGAAGGGATATCAGCTAAAGTAGATGCAGACGAATACTATAGTGAATTGGATGCAAGAGTGCGTGAAGAATTTCCTGAGAAATTTAAAAACATCTCTGCTAAAAAACCAACTACAGTTATTGGAGGTACGCGTGTAGCTCCTGGTAAACAAAAAGTTACATTGACCAAAACCGAAGTGGAGATGGCTGATAGACTAGGTGTGGACTACAAAGAATATGCGCGACAAAAACTACGCAATTTAAATGCGATATAAAGGAGTACTGATATATGACACAGGCTACTAAAACTACCCGAAAAACACGAGCTTCGGGAACTCGTAAAAAAACATGGTCGATCGCGGGCAAGCTCGATACGCCACAAGCTCCAGACGGAACTCAATATAGATGGGTACGTCATGAACTTTTAGGTGATAATCAAAATGCTAACGTTCACGGAAGATCACGTCAAGGTTATGAAATTGTTAAACCTGAGGAATTAGGAGATGATCATAACTATGACGTTTTAGATACTGGTAAACATGCGGGAACTGTTCGTTCTGGTGATTTGATCTTGATGAAAATTGATCAAGATATTGCGAAAGAAAGAAAAGAATATTTCCAGTCTTTAACAGATAGACAGGCTAAATCTGCTAAAAAGGACTTTACGTCCCAAGACAGCGCAATGGCTCCAGTTAGCCAAGACGGATCTTCATCAACTGTAACAGTTGGTGGTCAAAGATCAAAAGCAAACTTCGAGGACTAAAATTAATTGGTTCTTGATATAACCTTGGAAGGAAATTAAAATGGCAGGATATGGTCTAGAACCCGTAAAACATGCTGGCGGTGGCTTAAACCGTGTAAATAATTTCGCTGACGGAAATGGTTATCGAATAGCTGCAACTGCTCCAAGTGCATTTTTTGAAGGAGACCTAGTAACTTATAGTGCTGGTTTACTTGTAACAGATGTGGGAGCGGCTTCACCAGGCGCTGTAGTAGGCGTATTTTGGGGTGTAGAATATCAAGATAACTCTTCAGGCGAATTTAAATTTGCAAGATCAATCGCTAATGGCTTAGTAGCTAAAGACAAATATAAAGCATTTGTCTATGATGATCCATCAACTCTGTTTAAAATACAAGCAGATCAAGTTGGAACAGCAGTAGATGCTACAGCAGTCGGCGAGTTGGTACAAATTGTAGCTTCTCCAACAGGAAGTTCAATAACTCACAAATCAGGTCTAGTTGCTGATTCAAGCACTAGAGCTACAACTAATAGTTTTCCATTACAAGTTCTTGGCAGTGCCGAAGGCGATGGTACTTACACTGCAGTAGGAACTGTTATGGATATTTTAGTTAGAATCAATTCACATCAGCATGGCAACGGTGCCACTGGCGTGACTGGTATATAATAGAAAGGATAATATAATATGGCTATTTCAAGAGCACAGATCCTGAAGGAATTAACACCAGGTCTTCACGCGATATTCGGTAGCGAATATGGTAGATATGAAGATGAGCACGCGGTGTTGTTTGATTCAGAAACATCAAAAAGAGCGTTCGAAGAAGAAGTTCTTTTCCCTGGATTTGAGGAAGCTCAAATCAAAGGTGAAGGCGCATCTATTTCTTATGCAGAAGCAGGCGAAGGTTTTATCGCAAGATACAGCCACAATACAATTGCACTTGCATTCTCAATTACTGAGGAAGCGATGGAAGATAATCTTTATGACAAACTGTCTACAAGATTAACTAAGTCACTAGCAAGAGCGATGGCTTCAACTAAACAAACTACAGCATCAAACGTATATAACAATGCGTTTTCTAGTTCTTTCACAGGCGGAGACGGAGTATCTTTATTGAATGCTTCTCACCCGACTTCATCAGGAACTGTACAAAGTAATGTGTTGTCATCTAACTCAGATTTATCTGAGACTTCTTTAGAGCAATCACTAATTGATATTAGTGGATTTAAAGATGATAAAGGTGTACCCGCAGCTATTCAAGCGAAAACTTTGCACATTCCAAAAGAATTAGTTTTCACTGCTGAACGTCTAATGGCTTCTCCATACAGAACAAGCACAGCTGACAATGATATTAACGCTATCAAAAATTCAGGTATGATTCCTGGCGGTTACTATGTTAACCACAGATTCACTGATACTGATGCGTTCTTCATTAGAACTGATGCCCCTGACGGTATGAAGATGTTCACTAGAACTCCAATTTCAACTTCTATGGAAGGTGACTTTGAGACTGGTAACGTAAGATACAAAGCGAGAGAAAGATATAGCTTCGGCCATTCTGACTGGCGTGGTCTTTTCGGAACTCCAGGCGAGTAAATTTATTATTGGAGGGGCAAACGTCAGCTACTACTTTGCAACGCTGCCCCTTCAAACTATTTAGGATTAACTAATTATACCGACTGGCCTAACAGACAATCGTAGAAGCGACGGTATAGTTTAACTACGAAGGATTAAAAATGGCTAACACCACATTTAACGGAGCGGTTCGATCAGAGAACGGTTTCAAAAAAGTTACAAAAAGTTCTACAGGAGCTTTTACTGACAACTCAACTTATTCAACAAATGCATCTGTTGGTGGAACATTAGATGTAACAGGAAGATCAACTCTAACTGGAAACACTGTAGCAACAACTGCAGGTACAGGTATAACAACTGGTACGGGCACAGTTTATGCGGCTTCAGTAATTAAAACAGGCGGTATTTTTCATACTAAAATTTTAATTGACTTAACAGGTTTAGCATCATCTGGCTCTGGTGACATTATTGGAAAAGCAGCAACTGCTAATTCTCATATTGGACAAATCACAGCAGCAGTAAATGGAACAGTTCTAGGCGGAAAATTAACTTGCTTAGAAGCTCCAGCAGGTGGAGATCCAGACATCAATTTATGGTATGCGGATGAAGCAACTGGTGCAGAAGATGCAGCAATTACAAGTTTAACAAACCAAGTGCAAATGTGTGACAGTGGTGATTTAGCTTTAAACAGCGTAATCAGTATTCCAACACCACCAGCAGCAGATAAATATATTTATATGGCAACTGGTGCAGCAACAGACGCTGATTATACAGCTGGAAAATTACTTATAGAATTTTTCGGTTATACTGCGTAACTAATTAACAAGGGGGGCAGCAATGTCCCCCAATTTTTAGGAAAATAAAATGACTTTTTCAACAGACGTAAAAGCTACCAGAGCAACAGGTAATGCAACCATCTTTGGTGGACGAACTAGACTTAGAGGTGTCATTGTAGTAAGTGATGGTGGCGGAGCAGGCTCCGTTCTTTTACGAGATAATGATGACAATACTATAATACAATTTGATATACCAAACGGTGATGTATTTGCTTTTAATTTACCAACAGATGGTGTTGTATTTCCTGACGGAATGAAAGCACATAGTTTGACAAATGTAACATCAATAACTGTTTTTAGAGATTAAGTATGGAAGAAGCTAATATTAAAGATAAGTTAGCTATTGTAGAACTTAGAGGTGAAATAAAATTATTACGCCAAGAAGTTGATACAGTAAAAAATAATCATATTTGGCATTTACAAAAATCTATAGATGGTATTAATAAAATACTATGGACTGTAGGTTTTATGGTACTGGCCCAATTTATATGGGTTATTAAAACAGCCCTTATAGGATAGGAGAACGTTATGGCTACTTCAGGTACTCATACATTTGAATTAGATACTTCAGAAATAATTGAAGAAGCTTATGAAAGATGTGGATTACAAACTAAAAGTGGTTTTGAATTAAAAACAGCTAGGCGTTCTCTTAATCTATTATTAACTAAGTGGGTTAACGATGGTGTAAATTTATTTACATTAGATTTAACAACCACTGATATGACTAAAGATCAAGATAATATTACATTATCTTCGTTACAATACTTAGATATTATAGATGCAGCTATACGTGACACCAATGCAGATCCAGATATAGATGTTGCAATGGAGCGTATTAGTATGTCAGAATATTTAAGTTATCCAACTAAAACAACTTCAGGCAAACCAACTCATTATGCTATAGAAAGAAATAGTCAATACACATCATCAGGTTCAGCAACTCATAAAGTTTATTTATGGCCTGTACCAGATCAAACATATTATCAACTACTATCATGGACTGTGCGTTATCCACAAGATGTGAGTTCAACATATACACAAAATCCAGATATACCTAGAAGATATTTACCTGCTTTAATTAGTGGGCTAGCTGTTGAGTTAGCCAACAAAAGACCAGCAGAAGTTGACATTAATAGAAGACAAGAATTAAAAGCATATTATGAACAAGATTGGGAAAAAGCTCGTGAAGAAGATAGAGAACGAGCAAGTTTCTTTATCCAACCTAAAGTACGTGGATATGCATAATGGCTCGAAGATCTAGCGGCAAACGTGCATTTTTAATTGACGATCGTTTTGGTCGAAAAATTAGATATAAAGATGCAAGAACAGAATGGAATGGACTACGTGTTCATAAAAAAGATTACGAAAGTAAACAACCTCAATTAGATCCAGTAATGCCTGGCCCTGATGCGGGGGCACTCCATCATCCTAGACCTGACAACGATCAAGATTTAACAAAAGTACGTTTAGGCCCTTTACATGGAAAATTCCAAGCAGTTATATCTTTACAATTTAATCCAAATGTAATAATTAATACTGGTGAAGATTCTGATGGATTATCAGTAACTGCCTCTCAAGGTACACCATCATATACAGCACAAACTAATCTATCTGGAATAGCAAGCACATCTGCACAAGGTACTATAGCAGCAACAGCCATAACCAACCCTACAGGAATAGCAGCTACTTCTGGTCAAGGGGGGCCACAATTTAATTTAGCTGATAATGTACCAGGACAAGCAGGTACTTCAGCGCAAGGTTCATTAATCTTTAGTGCTACGGAAAACATAGCTGGTATTGGTTCAACATCAGCTCAAGGTACAGTTAACCCTCAACTAGTTGTAGCAGTTGGTGGGTTGCAAATGACTGCTAGTCGTGGTACAATAACATTCCAACAACCAGGATGGGGTAATAATCCATATGGTCTAGGAGCATGGAACGCTTAATATGGGATTAACTTACGTACAATTAAAACAAGGTATTCAGGATTGGACTGAAAATGACTCTACTGAATTTACAACAGCAACAGGATCAGGTAAAGCACCTCTAGATTTTTGTATAGAATTAGCTGAAAATAGGTTGATGAGAGAAGCCGATATAAACAATTTTAGAAAAACTACAACATTTACTTTATCAGCTAATACTAACGTATCTGCTATACCTCAAGATGTGTATATTACTAGATACATGAAAAATTCTACAGGAGAGTTTTTAGAAGAAAAAGATGATACTTTTATTAGAGAGTATACTCAAAATAGTGCTACTACAGGAACAGTAAAATATTATGGATATAGCAATTCTGGTACAGCTTACACATCCTCAAATAGACACGTAAATTACCTATTTGGAGCAACTCCAAGTGTTGACACTTTGATTGAAATAGGTTATACTTATAAGCCATTAGGGTTAAGTAGT